ACAACAGGTTGCCCGTAGCATGACGAAGCGCCGTGCTATGGCTAAGACAGAGAAGATGGCTAAGAATTATTATGGCAAGTAAGCCTCGTAAAGCATTTGATGGCGTAGGTCGCCCAAAGGGTTTTATTGATGATGCTGCTAAGGCAGCATTAAAAGGTGTAAAAATTGTTGCTGGTAAGGCTACTTTTGCAGGACCTCGGGCTGTTAAAGGATTAACAAAATCAGGCATTGCTAAAAAAGATGCAAAACAGTTTATTTACGGAGGTTTATCTCCTAAAAAAATGGACAAATTTTACGGTAAACAACCACCGAAAATAAAAGATTTACCAAGCGTCAAAGGTAAAAGCCCTCGTCCGATGCCAAGTAAACCTAATCCAAGAGCACAAACAACTGCTCAAGCAGATATGACTCAAAGAAAAGCCGAACGAGACTGGGCTAAAAATAAAAGGAAAAATTATCGTGGCTAAAGATAAAGGCGATTTTCTAAAAGACCTATTAAAAAAGGTTGTAAACAAAGCCATGAAAGATGGTGCCCCTAGGTTGGTTAATAAGCCGCCACGACCTACGGCTGCTCAGCGTGCCGCTAAGCGTGCCGCACGAGGTCCATCGTTGTCCCCTGAGCAACGCCAAAAAGGCACACAACAATTGATGCGTGAATATGACCGCAAACTTAAAGCAATAGAAGTAAATGAGCGTCTTGCAAAAAAAGATTCTAATTTATTGGCTATCCGAGAAAAACGGGGTAATCCTGTTACAAAAAAACAGATTCGTGACGCTAAAGGTGCCGATAAAGGTTTGAAAAAGAATATGCCCAAAAAAGTTCAGAGTGATGCTAAAAAACCTGAAAACAAGTTGGTTGGCGAGGCTGCTCAGCGTGCAGCACGCAAAGAAGCATACAAGGCTAAGGGCGGCAAGAACTCGCCTGAGAACATTGCGAAGCGTCAGCAAAAGCGTGCTGAGATGCGCAACAAAAACAACAAAAAGAAATAATCCATTATGGCTAAGCAGCCTAAACGGTCTAAGGATGATAAAAAATCTAAAGGTTTGTCTGCGTTGCAGGAGTATGCCAACAAGTATCTTGTTGGCAAAGAAGCCAGCGGTTTGTTTGATGAGGCTGGTGAGTTGCCTTTAAATTTGCAGATGTCACCAAATCAGGGGTTTCGTAATCCTATTCCTAGTGGTTTGACGGCTGGTTTGTTGGCTAAATCTGGGGCTTACGCTAAGGCGGGTTCTAAAACGAATGTAGGAAAATTTTTGGGTGCCGAGGAACTTATGCGTCTTGCGGGACCTTCACGGTCCCCAAAAAGGGTTGCGGGTGATGTTGCTACTTTGGCATCAATGGTGTTGCCGTTTAGTCCTGCTAAAAAGATGTTGGGTAAGCCTAAGGATTGGTTGGCGTTGGTTAATAGTTTTAAAGCATTGTTCGGGGAATAAAACCTATATTTGGGAACAGATACGGCATTTGTGATGACTACAAACGCCCAATCTCAAGCAGTTCCGTTCCAATCTTATTATGGGACTAAAGTTACTGGATACCGTTTAGCCCACACCGATGGCGCTCGGCAAGCGCCTGCTAGTGGACCTTATTTGGGTCGTGAAGGTAAATGTGCTGCTAACGAGGACACCTGTGAGGGGTTTGCTATTAAGGATTCAGAGTTTTGTGCGGGACATAACCGTAAGGTTGGGAAAACTAAGAAGGTTTCATAATGGGGTATGTAGCCCAGACCGCTGCCACGCTTCGTGGGTTTGTCCGTGATATCACGGATTTGGATACTGCGGATTTGCCAGACAGTTTGTTGAATATGTATATTCGTGACGGATATTATCGCATATTGGACCTTGAGAAGCGTTGGAAGTTTTTGGAGGAAACTTTTACTTTTAACACGGTAATAAATCAGCGTGCTTATACGGTTGCCAATTTTACGGCTGACCCTATTCGTGAAGTTATTTCCATTGTGGATAACACCGCTATTGGCACCCGTTTGGATATGGTCGGTCATGATATGGCTGAGGAAACCTATGTGGGTACTTACGATATTTCGGGTAATCCTTTGTTTTATTCTGTTTGGGATTCTCAAATTCATTTGTATCCGAAACCGAACGATGTTCGGACTTTAACTTGTCGTGGTTATCGTGAGCCTACGGATTGGGTTACTGCTGGCGGTAATGTTGATGCGTCTAAGAATTTGCATTTGCCGTTGGTGTATTATGCGTGCAGCCGTATTTATCAGCGTCTTGAGGATACTGGTATGTCGGCTGAGTATAAGCGTGCTTTTGATGAGGGTGTTTCGTTGGCACGAAACGCCGAAATTAAACCAACCAGTCATGCTCATCTAATATTGTCGCATGGACAAACTCGTGGCAGACCAACCTTTAAGGGTTGGATGCAGCAACTTGGAAGAACTTTAGGTCCATAATGACTGTCGGTATTTATGAGCAACAGGATTTTACTGGTGGGCTAAATTTGCGTGCTGACCAGTTTCAGTTGGCTGAGAATGAGTCTCCTAAGATGTTGAATGTTGATGTGGACCCTAGAGGTGGGGTGTTTTCTCGTGGCGGTTATACAGCGATTAATAGCAGTGTTATTCCTAGTTGGAATCCTCATAGGTTGTTTCGGTTTGATGGTGATGCGCCACAAATAATGTTGTCCAACAGCACTAAGGTTTATCGTTCTACTGGTAGCAATTTTTCTACTTTGCAGTTTTCATCTGGTAACGATATTGCTGTTGGTTCTAGTTGGGGTGCAGGGTTTGCTCAGTGGGGTAAAACTTTATATATTTCTACTGGCACTAGCGGCAACGGTGGCTACAAGTGGGAGACTGCCAATACTTACGCTACTGCTTTGACTGCTAGTGGTCCTACTTTTCAACCGTATATTACTCCTACGGGTGGGTTTATGCCGTGTGCGAAGTTGTTGGCTGTCCACGCTAACAAAATGTTTGCTGCTAATACGATTGAGAACAGTGTTTCGTATCCGAATCGTGTGCGTTGGTCGCACGATTCTTTGCCTGAGGATTGGATGACTGACGACTATTTGGATGTTGAGGGTGGCGGTAATGGTATTACTGGTTTGGCTGTTGTTTCAGGTCAGTTAGTTATTTTTAAACCTAGAGCAATTTTTGTGTTGTTTGGTTACGATTCTAGCAGTTTTACTATTGTTGAGTTGTCTAACCATTTGGGTATTAGTACTCCTCGGAATGCTGCACAGTCTGATGTTGGTTTATATTTTTTTTCTTACCCTGAGGGGTTTCATTACTATAATGGTTCTGGTATTAAAAACATTTTTAATCAGTTGCAGCCGATTATGGATTTAAATTATTTGGATGTGACTACTAAACCTGTTGATGTTTCTTGGGTTAATAATCGTGTGTGGTTTGCTGTGCCGTATTCTGTGACTGGTTCTGCCGCCACGAAGGCGACAGTCAATTTTGTTTATGACCCGTCTATTAGTGAGGCTGGTACTTATACGATGTTTCAGTCATCTGATTCGTTTGGGCTTGTTGGTGGGATAAATTGGGAGAACTCTAGCGGTAAAGCGTTTGGTTTGTTGTGTCATGCGAACATTGGTCGGGTTGTTTCGGTGGACAACTTTGAGGAGCAACAAGACAATTTGGATGGGACTACTTCTAGTTTTACTACTTATTATCGGACTAAATGGTTTGATGCTGGGTCATATATTCAGAAGAAAATGTTTCGCCGTCCCGATTTTGTTCTCAAGGAACCTGATGCGGCTACGACTATTACTGTTGATGTTTACCACAATTTTGATGAGGCTGAAGGTAACCAGCGTAGAACTTTTAACTTGGCTTTGACACCTGACGCTACTGCGATGGCTTGGGGTAGTGGTGTGTGGGGTACTGGTTTGTGGGGTGCTGGTGCAGCCAGCGCTGTTGTTGTGACTGGTTCTAATTTGGGTCTTGCTAGATGTGTTCAGTTACAGTTCTCTGGCGAGTTAGGTAAAAAATGGGGTATCAACAGTATTGGTTACAAATTTCAATCACGAAGG